GAGATTAAAATTTTTAATCTCGTCTTTAATCTTTTCTATCTTTAGCATTTCTAAAATATCTCCTTTCTTATATCTTTAACTTTACCAAAACTTAAAATTTTTTGAACTATAATCCATGTTGATGTTATAATATTTCTTGACACCTCTTTTCTCATTTATCCATTGTATAACTTCATAATAACTTATTTTATCTAATTTGTCAATAGGTTCTATGCTATCGTGCAACCAATATCCAAAATCTTCACGCGTGGATTCAATAACCAATGTACCGCCAAACTCATAGCTTTGACAACCATATAAACATAACTTGGCACTTACTTCGTATAAATCTTCACGTTTTTCCATTGGGTAAGACGTTACCAACACTTTTATGTCTTTGTTGATATTAAATGCCTCGGTGACAAACATCTTATGTTGATTTAAATATTCATGATAATTCCTATATTTAAATAATTCTATTGTAATCGCACTCAATAAATATTTTGTAAAATTTTTTGGCAAACGATAACAATGCCTTGGAAGTGTAGCCATTAGTAATCCTTCATTTCTTTTTCAACAATCTCTATGATGTTGTTTGTGTTTTTGTTGCTAATATATCGAGTACCTACAACATCAATGAACTCATCAACCCATCTTTTTAATCTATTTTTATTTGCCACGTCATTATAAATATCGCTTGTTCCATCATCGATAATCATGTGAAATTTAATTCCTTTTAATCTAATATTAAAGTCCATGACGTTATTGACCAAATAAAAAATAACACTTCTTCCATTGGTACTATTATATTCTAAAATATTACCTAGGTCAACCGTAATACTTTGGTAGCACTTCAATTTTTTAACGAGTTCACGTGGATGTTGAGAAATAACTAAAATTGTCCTCATATAAATCCTCCTTATTATTATCTATAAACAAAATATAGAGCCACTGAGAGTTGTTTATAATACATAGGATAAATTGTTCCCATTATTGCAAACGCACTCCCATGGCTCTATATTTTGAATATTTAATTATTCATTGACACCTTTTCGATATTCTTGTAGTGCTTTTTCAAATGATTTTGTAGTGCTATATCCACAAGGGAATACTTCATAGCAATGAGCATTTCGAACGCACTGAGGAACGCATACATCATACAATTCTGGTTCAAACTCTTTTATTGCTTCTAGAACTTTCTTCCAAACATATCTTGTTTCAGCACTAGCGCAATTACACAATCTCTTGCGAGAGATATTAATAATGGCTTGAAAACTTAAAGAATATTCTCCATCTTGTAACGTATATCTATTTGGAACATCGTTATAATTATTACGGTCACTTCTTAGTGTGGATATAAAAGGAGTAACACCCATTGGGTGTCTAACAAGATGACCATGAACAAATTGAGGGCAATTATAAATTTTAATAACAAAATGACCAATTCTGATGGGAGAATGTTCGCCCATTAACATCTTTCTTTTCCATTCGCTATCAGGGTATTTCCCCTTGTCTTTCCCTATTGTTGTCATGGTTGCATTTTTAATAACTCCCCACATATCCTCATGCCAACGAACTTCGACCTTTAATTTTGTTAAATCAGCTTTTAATTTATCACTCATATCTAATCCACCTTTTTATTTTTATCAATATTCACATAATCAATGACTTTACAAAGCGCATTTTGAGCCTTGGTTAATTCAATTCTAATATATTTATCTTCAACTAATTTATCGTTATATTTAGACTTTAATAAAGTTGATAGTTCTCGAATGTCTTGTGTTAACTCAATATTGTTATAACTATTCATTTTTAATTCCTCCTATATACTATATCAAAATATTTTCCCTCAAGAGATTTATCAATCCCTTTTAGAACGCTTAAATTCGTTGAGGAATAACAAAAATACGCCTTTTCATTTTCGGTCATTAGTTTAAATTCCTCATCTTTTTTCCACACAATTAGGTCACCATCATAAATGTTAACCTTAAATTTTAAATACTTCATAAAAATTGTTTAATACCTCCTGCTTTAGAACCATAATATTTTCGTAAAATGATTATTTTTCTTTTTTCCAAAGATACTTTAAATATTTGTATAACTTATATTGTAAAAGCACACATATGCAAGTACCCAAAACACACAACACCAAATACCAATCCTTAGATGACATAATCGTAGTATTCCCTTTTTACAAAACCAATAACAATATTGCCTTGATTAATTAATCTTAGAGCATATCTTTCGTCAATATCATCAACTAAGATAATCGGCTTATAGCTATTTTTGTTATTATATTCTGTAAGAACTAGTTGTAATGGTGTATATGGTTCTTTGAGTTCGCTTTGTCTACGAGTCAATGTTAATAAATTATCACCTCTTTTGAAATTTAATAACAAACGAGTTTTTCCCACTCCACGAAAACTATCTCCACAAAGCAACAAATTACTCCTTGTTTTTATTGCTTCTCTAATCATAGTTTGTAAACAACCAAATACGGTTTGTGGTAATCCTGGTCTAGCCTCCATAAAAGAATTAATATTAACTTGTGATAAATTGTGATATTTATTATTCATATTCAATCTCCTCCACTTCGGTATCGATGTATAAAATATCCATATTATTACATTTTGATAGTTTTATATCTTTAACAAAGCTAGATGTCTTAAGTTTTAAAAACCCTCTTTCTTTGGTAGTTAATTCGTTTGAATTTTGTTTTACTTCAAGAATATTATGAGATTTTCTTAAAATCCTATCTAACCCACATTCTTCATTTTCATAATTTTTATATTGTTGTGGTGTCATTGTCACTTCAATAACCCTAGGCACTTCATAAGTTTCAATGATATTTAACTTTACTTTCACTTCATTTTTTTTCATTTTTATTCCCTCGTTCCATGTTTATTGTTTTATATTTTAATATCTTCTTCGATTATTCGATTAAGCAATTCATTCCACCAATATTCAACCCATTCTTCCCAATCTTGTTTACTCATATTTTATTTTCCTAATTTTTCTAATTTTGGTAAATTTTCATTTAAGATATTATACCACGCTTTATTAATTTCTACTAATTCTTTAATCGCTTGATGAATATCCATATCTTTATCTCGAACACAAACCCTTTGTAAGTATCGAACGACACATTCTAACACGCCACAAATCTCAGCATGATAGCCAATAACTTCAAACATCTCTTCTCCCTTTTTGTTTAAGCCAATATATCTTTTTGCTACATATCCATATTTATCAGCATCAATAACAATATTATCTTGTAGTTTAATCATTTTTATTCACCTTCCTTAATTAATATTTATCATCTTGTCTTTTATGATTAATTTTATTTTTCTTTAAATACATATTATAAATCTCATCCCATGTAAATCCAACAACAATTCCTAATTCAAATAGTTTTTGTACTCTCACTATTCCATAAGCGTCAAGAATAATAATCATCATGTCAAAGTAGTCACATCGATACGTATGTGAAAAATATTCGCTTTGAACCGCATCATAACACTTACAATATTCTTTGCATCGATATAATCCCTTTTCTTCCACAATGGCTAAACTCATTGCGAAATGTAAACAATCGACATATTCTTCTAACGCCTTTTCATAATCATCTTTGGCGCTCTTTTTCCAATATTTAAACTTTGTTGGTATTTCATTCATGAACTCTCCCAACTCTACAAATAACGCCATTAGAACTTCTCTATAGTGATATTTATCACCATTCAAAATACGTTCATCTAATTCTTTTTGTTTAATTAAAGCTTCTTCGATTAACTCTTGTTTAAATTCTTGCAACGTTTTGTTTTCACGTAACATCATTGCTCATCATCCTCTTTTCTTGTGTAATTCTCATCATTCTTAACTCTATCTTCAAAGTTTATCAACCAAAATAATTCAAGCGTCCAAAATATACCTAAGCCAAATAGAATTGTTTTTATAATTTCCATATCTAACACCTACTTATTATTAACGTATTTTTGAATTTGCTCAAATTGCTCTTGTGTCAACACAAATTCGCCAACAATATCATTACAACAAATAACATCGTTGTCATTAATTAAGTTCCATTGTGTTGGTAACACTAAGAAACATTCACGACAACCATCAATATCCTTAAATGTTAATATCTCTTTGTCGCTAAGTTGTTTCAACCAATTAGGGTACTCATTGTATGTACTGTTTTTATTATAAATAAAATATTTAAAAGTAAATTCATTAATTGTAAGTTCCATCTTTTTCGTTCCTCCTTTATCTTACAAATACATAATACCACCATTATAAATATATGTCAATTATAAAATAAATGTTTTTTTAATAATTATTTAAAGTCAATATAAGGCTATGTGGCGCTTGTTTTAGTTTTGGGTATTGTTTATGGTGTTAAATGCAAACTCCTTACCACAACTCCATATTGGCTTTGTGGTGTTTGATATGACATAAAAAAGAACGATATTTATATCGTTCTATATAGTACCATAATAAGAATAGATTCTAAAAATATTTCTCTTAACAATAAGTGGTTCGCCAAAAGACTCAAACACTATAATTCGTGATATTCCTTTTTGACCAATAACTTTACCTTGATAATAATATCCATTGTGTTTAATGACTACTCTCTCATTATTGGCAAATTTTTTGTTCAATAATTTCATAGTTGTTCTCACTCCTTTTTTTTGCAATGTTTTTAGCCCAATAATATACTTTTAATTCTTGTTTGCTTGGATGGTAAAAACCACTCTCTATCCCAATAATTAAAAACTTAAGTTCTTCTTGGGATAATTTAATTTCGTTGTTATTCATCATATAATATTACCTTCTTTTGTGCAAGACTTTGTTGAACGTTAAGAAGCGTCTGGCAAATATTCAAAGTATTCATGTGCTGCTTCCTCTCTTGCTTTTATAGCTTCCTCTAATGTTTCAAATATCCCTATATATTTATTAGACACTTTAACTCTATATTTTCCATTATCACATAAAGATATTCCACTATGCCCTGTCTTATTGGTCTTATAGAGCGAGTGATTTTGGGGATTTAATTTTTTAGGTATAACATTCAAATTCTCTTTTCTATTGTCTGTTCTAATTTTGTTAATATGGTCTATTATCATATTCGGGTCGTTCGGCAGGACACCGTATTTACTCATTATGAGTCTATGCAATCTTACTTTTTCTTTATTTATTTGCCCTATTGCATATCCGCTTTTATGCTTAGCCCAACAACATTGTTTAGCTACATCTATATCTTCTGTATCTATCAAAAACTTATCACCCTTTTTTGTATATATGTGTGTGATATCACCATTTATTTCATATTTGTGTTTTGAGGGTTGCCCTTACTTCTTTTTCCTATGTCTCTACAGTGTGGGCATTGACCAGTCCTCCCATGTTTTAATGCAAAAATTGACGTTTCGCCCATCCATCCACATTTTAAACACATTATTTGTACATATTTACGTTTTTTATGAGTAGAACCTATTTCTTTATAACACCAATCACTAATCACCTTAATGTCATTTATAATGTCTTCTTTATTCACAATATTCAACAATTTCTCCTCTTTCTAAAGTATCTTTGACTGATATTACTCGTTGATTTTTTGACCCTCTCCATTTTAAAGTTAAATCTTTTTCTTTTTCTACAAATCGCCCATCAACAAGAATGTCAATATTTTCTAATATTAATTCAATCATATTAAAGCTAGGTGTTTTAATCATATATTCATCACTTAGCAACTCTTCTAATGTATAGCCAGACCAAACCCAAATAGTCTTGTTTGGGAAGTCACGTTTAAACCAACGCAATAAATTGAAAGTGGCACTTAAATTCTTTGGGTGCAATGGCTCTCCTCCTAACACGCTAATACCTGCGATGTGTTTGTTTATTGTTGGTTTAATTTCATTCTCATAAACTTCTTTGGTAAATGGTTTGCCAACATTAAAATCTTGGATATCTTTGTTGAAGCATCCACGACAAAAAAAATCACAACCTGAAAAGAAAATACTTGTACGAATTCCTTCGCCATTTTCTATTGAGAAGTTCTTAATCTTAACATAATTACTCATATAATCCCCCCATCATAACTTGTGTGTAAACCATTTGTGACAAATCATCTATGGTGTCAATTGACTTAATATATTTTTGTTCTAAATCTAATTGTTGCATTTCTAAGACATCGTAGTCATGACATAGCTTTTGATATTTTTTCAACAAATTAAAACAATTAATAATCAAAGCATAGAAATGGTCAAACTCATAATCATTTTGGTTGTATGGAGAACCATCTTTTTTAACAAAAGATTTAAGAATCTCCAAATATTCTTCCTTTTCTAAAAATTCATCTTCATGCACATTAATCGCCATCCTTTACTTTGTGTATTTCATTGTACATACACTCAATTTCGATTCTTAATTCTTTGTTTTCTCTTCTTAATTTTAAACATTCATTCACCTTTTGGTTAAGCCTATGCCCCATATTATGAACTTGCATTTCTAATATATCATAATCAATAAGCAATTTATCATAAGCATCAACTAAATTTCTTAAACATTCAAAATCGAAACCACCAATAGCATACGCTTGACCATCAATAAATTCTTCTCCTTTAGCGTCAGCTTCTAAACGTCTCAACGTTTCCATATAATCATCGTGAGAAAGTATAATATTCTCTTTAAGTTCTTCACACATATTTAATTACCTCCAATCATATTGGCTATCTGCACTGGAAAGAAACGGTTTTCTTCAAATTTCATATTTAATTTTTTTATTTTTTCCAAATTCCAAATTCCTAAACAAGTAAAGTATTTAACCCTAACGCCTGTGGTTATGAAAGGTCTAACAACGTATAAACATTCCTTTGCTACATTATCCCAAACCCACATATTAGGCTTTAAATCTTCAAATTTGTATGGTTTGTTTAAATAGATATTTTTTAGCTCGGCTTCATTCTTAACTCCAAAATGTTCACAAAGGTTTCTTATTGTCATTTTCATACAATGTGTCTCAAAACGATAGTCGTGGACATCGTCTAAAATCTTAGAATATTTTCCTTTTAGTTTAGTATTTGCATCAATGCAATTTTTTAATTGCTCATCGCAAGCTCCCCAATTATGATATAGCATCTTAATATAGTCTATTAATTCTTTCTTAGTTAGATTTTTTAAAGTATTGTCACTATGTAGCTTAAAGTGCTTAAATTCCGATGTATTTTCTTTTGGTTTAAAATGTTCATTGATTAACTTTTTAAACATGTTTAATGCTAAATCTAATTCACATCCATGTTGTTGCTTTAACCCCTTATCATAGGCAATACAACAATTACAATCATCAACCTCATTGTAACCACAACTTGTAAATATATCGATTAAATCAAAAGCTTCTTCATACTCTCCTTTAGTTTTCATCGTTCCATCGTCTCAACTTTCTCAACTATATCTATAACCGCTTCATTATAACCCTTATTCATTGAAAAATCTAAAACATCACTAAATAATGCTGGCAATTCTTCTTCGAAAAATTCTTTATAATCATAAATTTCATATACAAGAGTTTTATGATATCCGCAATAATTACTTTTGGGGCTTGGAGAACTAATAGCAATATAATTTTCTTTAAATACCATATCATGAGAGTTAAATCCTCTCGTCATACTTTCGACATATGCTTGTGCTAATTGTTCCAAGTTAACAAACTCTACCCCATCAGTTCCTTCTAATAATTCTATATCCTTATCTTTCATCATTTTTGTACGCCCACTCCTTCCAACTATCATCCCACGCATCGGTTTCGCATTTGTTTACCCCAAATGGATAGGCGTGCGTTAATTGTTTACACGCTTTATCTAATGCTTGTTCACATTTATCATATTTTTCAACTAAATCATAATACTTATAAATCAAATTTTCAAAAGCATCGTAAATAGCAGGACAAGTCTTTATACCATAGTTCAAATGCGTTAAATAATCTTCTTTACTCCATTCATTTGTATCAACTATATCATTTATTGAAATTTTTCTTATACCACCATCTCCATCGCCTATGTAAAGACCTAGTTTTTCGCCATTTGTAGCATATCTAATTGGAATGTTATGTTCTTCACATAATTTAAACAATAATTCGTAATTAATCTTTTTCATTTCTATCACCCTTTCAACGCCCAAAATCTACCATTTTCAAATCTAATTCCACCATAAACACCTCTGAGGTATATAAGCTGACAAGAATAATATACATTAACAATTTCCACAATGCGTCTTAGTCTATGGTCATATACCATCATACCTTTTCTAAGTTCATCAAGTTTGTATGAGTGTGCACAATATATAACATTACCTAAAATATCTACATCTAACAAATTTACTCTCCTATTAATCTTTATTGCCAAGGAATATTAGTGCTATTGCATATAGAGCAAGCCAAATCAAAGCAATTTTAATATCATGATAAAATATGAATACTCCAAGCCATGCAAGCAATAAACAAATTATTAATTGAATTATTTTATTTTTATTCATTATTATTTCCTCAACGTGAATAAACAACCACCCAAAGCACAAATATAAATAACAATATTTATGATTGCTAAACATACATTTCCTTTGATGATAGCACTAGTTATATTACATAGCGAATTAATAATCGCCGATAAAAAACAAATAAGTTGAAACATTTTTAATTTTCCCATTATTGTATCTCCTCAAACATATTAATATATACCTCTTCTCCATCAATGTTAATTGCTCGTGGTTGGTATCTCG